CTGGAGATGATGCAGAAGCTGATGAAGAAGCCTAAACCTATGCCTGTGCGTGGTGAGCGTACTGCAAAGAACAAAGCAAAGAAGCCTAAAAAGTGATTAAACGAGGCACAGAGCAGTTTTCTGGCTATAACAAGCCTAAGAAGACTCCTAATCATCCAACCAAGTCTCATGCTGTTTTGGCAAAGAGTGGTGAAGATGTGAAACTTATCCGCTTTGGTCAACAAGGCGTAAAAGGCTCACCTGATGGCTCTAAGCGTAACGAAGCGTTTAAGGCTCGTCACGCAGACAATATTGCCAAGGGTAAGATGAGTGCTGCTTATTGGGCAAACAAAGTTAAGTGGTGAAAAAACAACACTTAGTAGATTAACTTAACCTTGACCAACCCTAGAGGAGTCAAACATGGCTGGAAGACCGATAAATAAATTACATCAAGAAGATGTGCGCAAGAAAATACAGGTAAGTCAATTACTAAATGTCTTGCAAAATCATGCACTTGGTGTAGATGAAGACTTAAGTCCTACTCGGATGAAAGCAATTGAAATACTATTGCGTAAGTCTATGCCTGATATGGCATCTGTAACAGTAAGCGGAGACTCTGAACAACCACTTCAGCACATAGTTACATGGGCGAAGTAATCGAAATCCCTTACAGGCCAAGGGAACACCAACTAAAGGTTCACGAGCTACTGGAAGGCAAACGCTTTGCAGTCGTAGTGGCGCATCGAAGGTTTGGTAAAACTGTAGCTGCTCTCAATCACCTAATCCGTGATGCGGTGCTAAACCAAAGAGAGACACCAAGATATGCCTATATTGCGCCTACCTATGGTCAGGCCAAGAGGGTGGCATGGGATTACTTGGTTAAATACACTACACCGCTAGGCGGTACTAACAACATCTCAGAATTACGAGTTGACTTCTGGGGTAGGCGAATCCAACTATATGGCTCTGACAATCCTGATTCTTTGCGAGGACAGTTTTTTGACGGAGTGATTATTGACGAGGTTGGTGACCAAAACCCAAAGATTTGGACAGACATTGTTCGCCCTGCGCTGACAGACCGCAAAGGGTGGTGCTTATTCATTGGTACACCAAAAGGTCATAACCACTTCAAAGAACTGCGAGACAGGGCAGAAACTGAGGATGGGTGGGGTTTGCTAGAGTTTAAAGCCTCCGAGACAGGGGTAGTTGACGATACAGAACTCAAGGCTGCTCGTAATGAGATGGGTGAGGATAAGTACCGCCAAGAGTTTGAATGTAGCTTTGACGCTGCTGTAGAAGGCTCTTACTATGGTCAGATTCTCAATGAACTGGAAGACAAGCACCATATGCAAGAGATTCCCAGAGAGGAACTAAGCCGTACTTTTACTGCTTGGGATTTGGGAATGGGTGACTCAACTTCTATCTGGGTTGCTCAGTTAGTAGGTACTGAGGTGCGTCTGATTGACTATTACGAGAATCATGGTGTTGGACTAGACCACTATGTGAAGTGGATTAGGGATAATGACTATGCCAAAGCAGAGCATATCCTGCCCCATGACGTTAGGGTCAGAGAGTTAGGCTCTGGCAAAAGCCGACTAGAAATGCTTGAGGAAGCAGGACTAGAGATAAAGATTGCTCCCAGAATGGGATTAGATGATGGTATTCAGGCTGTAAGGCGTTTGCTGCCAAGGTGCTGGTTTAATGTGCCAAAAGTCCAGACAGGGCTGAACTGCCTGAGAAACTACCGCAGAGATTACGATGAGAAGCGTAAGATTTTCTATGAGCGTCCATTGCATGACTGGTCATCGCATGGCTCGGACTCATTCCGCTACTTAGCCCTTGGACTTGATGAAGGTCACAGTACATGGTCTAAACCGATTAACCAAGCACCGAAATGGATTGTCTGATGTATTTAGAGCGTCAAGGGGTCAATTTAGCCCCAAAAGTAAAAGAACTTGAAAACCGCATTGAAGTATTGGAAAATGTGGTAAAAGCTTTACAATTGGAAAAACCCCGAATGGGTCGCCCTCCAAAGGACAAAAATGCAACAGAACGAACTGAAGTCAATCCTCCAAGCTGAGATTGATGATGCTATTGGCTACATTGAGACAGAAACTGTTGACCAGCGCAAACAGGCTCTGGAAGCGTATCTCCGACAGCCATATGGCAATGAAGTTGAAGGTAAGTCTCAAATCGTTACTGGAGAAGTAGCAGAAGCGATTGATGGTGCGTTACCTAGCTTAGTTCGTATTTTCACAGGCTCAGATAATATTGTTATCTTTGAGCCACAAGGGCCTTCCGACGAAGCGTCCGCAAAACAGGCCACCGATTATTGTAATTGGGTGTTTTTGCGTGACAACGAAGGCGTAGCCATTCTGCATGACTGGTTCAAAGATGCTTTGATGCAAAAGAACGGCATCCTAAAAGCATATTGGGAAAACAAAGAAGACATTACAAAAGAGCGTTACTTTGACTTGTCTGATGACGAGTTAGCAATGCTAATGAGTGATGAAACAATGGAAATTGTCGAGCAAGATACGACAGAGTTTCCAATCTATGACCCAATGGGTCAGCCAGTCCTTGACCCAACTGGTATGCCAGTCATGGGTTCTACGCACAATGTCGTAGTCCAAAAGCGTAAGAAATCAGGCAAAGTTACGATTGAGAATGTTCCTCCAGAGGAGTTCTTGATTAGCAAGAAGGCTCGTACTATTGCCGACAGCCCATTCGTAGCCCATCGTCAGATGTTGACTCGTAGTGACTTGATTGCTATGGGTTTCAACAAAAAGCAAGTTGAATCATTGCAGATGGATGATGCTTTGGCATATACGCCAGAGCGAGTTGCTCGTTACTCTGCTGGTGAGCAACCTTACCAAGTGCAGACTGATGACCCATCAATGCAAGAGATTGAGGTCTTTGAGTGCTATGTAAAGACTGATATGAATGGCAAAGGCATTGCTACTCTGACTCAGGTTTTCTACGCTTCAAACGAGATTCTCCAAGATGAGGATGGCAAGGAAATGGTTGAAGAAGTGGACTATGTTCCATTCCATTCAATCTGTCCAATTCCAATTCCACACAAGTTCTTTGGCAACTCACTTGCTGACCGAACAACTGACTTGCAACTGATTAAGACAACTATTACTCGTCAAATGTTGGATAACTTATATCTGACAAACAATGCACGAGTGGTTGCTGTTGAAGGTCAGGTAAACCTTGACGATTTGCTTACATCTACCGCAGGTGGTGTTATTCGTGCTAAGTCACCTAATGCTGTTCAACAACTGGTTGTGCAGAATGTGGCAGCACAGGCTTTCCCAATGCTTCAGTACTTGGATACAGTCCAGTCTAAGCGTACTGGCGTGTCTGATGCTTCACAAGGTCTTGACCCTGCTATCTTGCAGAATGTCACAGCAGCAGCCGTTGCCTCGATGCAACAAGCTGGCGCAGGTAAGATTGAACTGATGGCTCGAATCTTTGCAGAGACTGGTGTTAAGTCTTTGTTCCAAGGAATCTTGCATCTCTTGTGCAAGTACCAAGATAAGCCTCGTCTGGTGCGTATGCGTGGTGAATTCGTAGAGTTTGACCCTCGTACATGGGCTAACCAATACGATGTGGCTATCAATGTTGGTTTGGGTGCAGGTAACCGACAAGAGCAGATGGCTATGTTGTCAATGGTTCTGGCTAAGCAAGAGCAGTTGATTGCTCAGTACGGCCCTGCCAATCCCTATGTTTCCCCTGCTCAATATCGTTCTACCTTGGGACGCATGGTTGAGATTGCTGGCTTTAAGGATTCTGCTGAGTTCTACAAGCCAATCACACCAGAGCAAGACCAGATGCTCTCGAATCCTCCTCCACAACCACAGCAAATGCCTCCAGAAGTGCAAGCAATCATGGCTCGGACACAGGCTGAGATTCAAGCTAACCAAGCTAAAGCACAAGCTGACATTCAGTTGAAGCAACAGCAACAGCAGATTGACATGGAGATGGCACAACAGAAAGCTGCTCTTGAGATGCAATTGATGCGTGAGAAAGAAGCTGCTAAGTTGATGCTTGAGCGTGAGAAACAACAGGCTTACTTTGCTATGAAGCAACAAGAGTTTGAAGCAGAAGCCCAATTGAAAGCAATGAAAATTGGTGCTGGCATTACATCCAATGTAGAGATTAAAGGTTAATCATGGCTATTTCTGATGCTTTGGCTTGGCGTTTAAACAATGGTGGTACTGCCGATGACCTTTATAACGACATTCGTACATTCTTAGGCTCAAGTCCAGATGCTGCTACTACTCAAGCAGCAATGGCTCAATATGGCATCTCTGGTGAGGATGTAGCCAACGCAACAGGTGGTAAGTCTGGTGGTTTGCTAAGTGGCAACATCATGGCAGGTGCTAGTTGGAACAGTACCAACACAGCATTGCAAAACGCTTTGACAGAGGCTACTGGTCAGCAAACATCTAACTATGCTGTTGGTGGTTCTACTACTGCTGATACGCTAAACCAACTTAATACATTCTTAGCAGGTGGTGGTCAGTTTGACCCTAATGCTACTGTTTACTTGCAAGCAGGTGGTGTTGACTTCATTACAGGTGTAGATAAAGCAGTTGTTAAAGACAACCTAAACCAGATTGTTAAGACTTTGGGTGACCAAGGTGTTAATGTTGTTTTGACAGGTTCGCCATATGCAACATCTGTTCAAGATGTTATTGATAACAAGTTCAATCCTGAAGTTGACCCCATTTACAAAGATGTAGCAAAAGCTAATTCAAACGTAGCATTGGTTAATACTCAAGGCGAAATTCTGCAAAATAAAGATTTGTTAGTGGATGCTTTACATACCAATGCTGAAGGTACAGCAATCTATAACCAATCTGTTATTGATGCTTTGTCGCAGTTTAAGAATGAAGTGCCATCTAGTACTCCAGCAGCAATTGCACAAGTACAAAAGACAAGTGTAATTCCTACTGCTCGTGGTACTGTTATCGAAGGCGACAACATTGAAGAACAGATTGCAGGTGTTCCTCAAGTAGTTTACGAAACACGAGTTGACCCAAACAACACAGCTAATTGGGAAACATACAATCCCAAAACTGGTGAAGTAATTGACTCTGGTACTTTTGCAGGTGGTGGTGACCAAGGCTTATTGAGAGCAGCAGCCCCTGTTATTGGATTGGCTGCATCTACTGTTGGTCTGCCATTTATCCAAAATCTGCTAACAACGACATTCCCAAGTCTTACTGGTTCTACATTGGCTGGTGCTACAGGCGCAACCATTGGTGCAGGTACGCAAGCAGTAACTGGTGGTAGTGCAGAGGATATTGCTCGTGCTGCTTTGCTTGGTGGTGCTGGTGGTTATTTAGGGCGTGAACTGAATAACTACATTTCTTCTATGGATGTTCCTGTTGACTTTAACAACATGACTCCAGAGCAGATTGCAGATGCCACAGAAACAAACTTCATCAATGATGCAAAACGAGCAGGTTTAACAAATGCTCAGATTGATGACTTCATCACTAATGCTGGTGGCTCATCAATATTTACTCCTACTGCTGTATCAACTCCAGTTACAGATAGTGGTACTGTTTCTATTACTGCGCCAACTACTCCATCATTGAGCAACGTATTAAGCACTATTGCAGCTACTACTCCAACAGTAACTGTTGCTGCGCCTAAATCGCAGATGACTGACCAAGCAGTAATTGATTTGGTTAACAACCAGATTGCTGCTAATGTAGGAACACAAACTACTTTACCAAAAGTAGCAGAGCAGACAATTACATCTAACAGACCTGCTACTACGCAAGATATAGTAAATGCCATTACTGCAACGCTTCCTACAGTTACACCTACTCAGGCTGCAACAATTGCTGAACAAGTTGTAACCAGCAACAAACCATTAACTACACAAGAGGTAGTAAACGCTATTACAGCTACATTGCCTACAACTACTGCTGTAACGACTTCTACAGTTCCTACGCAAACTATCACAGCGCAAAAGCCTATAACAACTCAAGATATTATTAACGCTATTGTGGCTACAACACCTGTAACAACTCCAACAGTAACAACACCAACAACTGTCCCAACACAGACCATTACTGCTCAAAAACCATCAAGCATTACAGATGCTGTTACTGCTGCAACGATTCCATTGATTCAACCAAGTGTGCCATTGGAAGTAACACCAGTAACTGCTGAAAAAACAACTACTATTGACCCAATTAGGGCTGCTCAACTTGGTTTAACTGCTGCTGGTCTGCTTGGTGCAGGTAGTGCAATGTCTGGTGGTGGTGCTACTCAGTACCCAATTGTTCCTGTTCCAGAAAGTTGGAAAACTCCTCCTAAGCCGACTGTTGCGCCAGCCACACAATTGCCTCCAATTAACTTTGGCAATCGTAATCTGCTGATTGGCACTCAATGGGAGAAGTTCCTAGACCCCAACTATGGCAAAGTGCCAGCACCTGTGCAATACTCACAGCCATCAAACCTGAGTTACAACGATTTGATGGGAATCTTGGGTAGCAAGCAAGGTATGCCTCCTGCAAGTAGTTTGAGTATCAACGACATTATTTCTGGAATACAAAACCAATATGGACAAACAGCTTCTCGCACAATGGGCTAAAAACTTACTAAATGATGACTTTTTCAAAGATGTCATAGATAATTTGAAAAAAGAGCAGATTAGTGTAATAATTAACACAAGTGCAGAAGAATCTGATAGGCGTGAAGACGCTTACAGGCACATAAAGACATTAGAACTAATTACAGGACACCTAGAAGGCTTAGCCTCGGAAACTGTGATTAGAGAGAAGAAGTGGAAGATTCTGTAGCCTATGGGCTACACCTCCGTCTAGAAGGTGTCTAGCGATTTTTGAGATGACAAATGGAAAACACCAACCCACAAGGGAGTGAAAGCCTAGATGTAAACCAAGCCGCTTCAGCGTTAATGGGGCTAATGGGTGATTCAGAGGAAGCCGAACAAGGCCAAACCGAAGAACAGTCAGAGGAACTACAAGCGTCTGATGAAGCTGATGCCGAGTATTCTGAGGAAGAAGAAGTCGAGCAACCAAAGCCTAGATATAAAGTCAAAGCTGCTGGTGAGGAGATTGAAGTTGACGAAGAAGAACTCATTAAAGGTTATCAGCAAGGTGTAGATTACACGAAAAAGTCTCAGGCTTTAGCTGAACAACGCAAAGCTGTAGAAGCAGAGCGTATTCACTTAGAGCAGGTGAAACAAGAACGACAGGCATATGCCCAGAAGTTGCAAGCGTTGGATAGCTTCCTTACGCAGCAAAATAAGGGTGTGGACTTAGATGTTCTAAAGGAAACAGACCCTATCGGTTATGCCGTAGCGGTAGCTGAACAGAATCAGCGTGAGAAGCAGTTAGCAGTAGTAAGGCAAGAACAGCAACGCATTGCACAACAGCAACAAGCCGAGCAACAAGCCTCTTTGCAAAACCATCTCCGTCAAGAATCTGAAAAGCTAGTTGGTCTGATTCCTGAGTTGGCTACGCCACAGGGTGATGCGATTCGGAAACAAATCCGTGATTATGCGAAGTCTGTTGGGTGGACTGACCAAGAACTCAGTTCCGTTTATGACTCTCGGGCTGTGGTGAGTTTGTATAAAGCAATGAAGTATGAGCAACTTCAAAAGAGTAAGCCTGAATTAACCAAGAAACTTCAAGCTGCTCCCAAGATGATGCGTTCTGGGACTTCTGCGCCTCCTACAAAGTCATCACAAGATAAACAGGTTATGCAGAGGTTGCGTGAAACTGGCAAAGTCCAAGACGCTGCTAAAGCATTTGAACGATTCTTTTAAATTTGGAGTATTAACATGGCTACATATCAAACATATACCGCTATCGGTATGCGCGAAGACCTTTCTGATGTAATCTATAACATCAGCCCCACAGACACACCTTTTATGTCTTCTATTGGCAAGACAAAGGCTACTGCTGTTCTGCACGAGTGGCAGACTGACAGCTTGGCTGCTGCTACTTTGTCAAACTTTGCAGTTGAGGGTGCAACAGCATCTGACGCTACTATGTCTCCAACAACTCGTGTTGGCAACCGCACTCAAATCGCTCAGAAAACTGTTAAGATTTCTGGCACTTTGCAGTCAGTTGACAAAGCTGGTCGTAAGTCTGAAAAGGCTTATCAGTTGGCTAAAGCCTCTGCTGAAATCAAGCGTGACATGGAAACATCTTTGTTGAGCAACCAGATTGCTGCCAATGGTGACTCCTCTACTGCTCGTAAATTGGGCGGTCTGCAAGCATGGCTGAACAGCAACTACTCTGGTGGTACTGATGGTGTCGCTGGTTCTTTGGGTACAACTGCTCGTGTAAACGGCACAAACCGCACTTTCACAGAAGCCTTGTTGCAATCTGTTGTTAAGAGCGTTTACGCTTCTGGTGGCAACCCCAAAGTGTTGATGGTCAACCCTGCACACAAGCAAGTTGTTTCAGCTTTTGCTGGTATCGCTGCTCAGCGTTTCATGGCCCCATCTAACAGCCCAACCACAATCGTGGCTGCTGCTGATGTGTACATGAGCGATTTCGGTACAATTTCTGTTGTTCCTAACCGCTTCATGACTTCTACCAACTCATGCGATGAGACAGCATTTGTGCTTGACCCCGACATGGCTGCTGTTGCTTACCTGCGTCCTTTCCAGACCAACGAGTTGGCTGTGACTGGTGACAACGAAAGCACACAGTTGTTGGCTGAGTACACCTTGGAAGTTAAAAACCAAGCTGCTCACGGCATCATTGCTGACTTGACACCTTAATCTAAGGTAACCCCAAAAAATGCCTCAGACTTAACCCTCTGGGGCATTTTCTTTTCTACCCAAACTGATAGAATTAGTGTATGGAAAAGATTAGAGAAACTGCTGTTCATGCCGATGGTGAAGGTGGCATCATCATTCAAACTCGTCAAGACGTTTCTGCTATTGTTGAGCAGAACAAAAAGGAATATAACTCCTTTGATGAACGAGCAAGATGGTCTGACAACTTGTTTGGCAACAAGGTTGCATCTATCCCATTGACAGTTATTGATGACCTTAACAAACAAGGCATCATGCGTGGTTATGCTGTTGTTGATGATAAGCGTTTTGCCGCTTTCCTGAATGACCCAATGAATCGTGCTTGGCGCACTAGAACAGGAGTTGTATGAGTTTTACTACCTATGCTGAACTACAGACAACTATCGCAGGATACTTGGCTCGTTCAGACCTAACAACTCAAATCCCAGACTTTATTCGTTTGGCAGAGATTCGCTTGCGTAGAGACTTGCGTATTCGCCAGATGTTGAGTTCAACAACGCTGACCTGTACATCAGGAACAGCGACAGTCAGTATCCCATCTGACTTCTTGGAAGTAAAAGATTTTGTCGTCAATGTCAATCCTGTGATGCCATTGAACTACCAATCGCCATCTTTGTTCTCTCGTAACTCACGAACAACAGATGTGGGTAAGCCATTGGATTACACAGTCCTAGCTTCCACATTTAAGTTAGCACCAGTACCTGATACTGGCTACACATTGACATTGATTTACTCTGCTGCGCCTCCTTACTTGAGTGACTCAAACACAAGCAATACATTCATGACTGTGTGTCCTGATTTGCTCTTGTATGCGTCATTGGTAGAGGCAGAGCCTTACTTGATGAATGATGCTCGAATCAATACATGGGGAACTATGTTTGACAGGGCTATGAATTCGTTGACTCGTTCTGATGAGAAGGGTCAATTCTCTGGCGTTCCATTGGCAATGCAAACAACATACATCTGATATGCCTACACAAAGAATACAACTAGGTGAGTGGATGCCTGACCAGTCAGGTATTACTGGTGTTTTAACAGACGCTAAGAATGTCGTTTCTCAAGCTGTTGGGTACGGCCCTTTCCCTAGTGCTGTAGCCTTTTCTGGTTCTGCTGCTGAAGAATTATTTACCTTATACGCTGCTAAGAATCCAGACTCCACAACTCAGTTGTTTACATCTGGCAACACTAAGATTTATACAGTTGATGGTGTTGGTGCATTGACTCAAGTTAAGTCAGGAATGACTACTGGTATTAACGATAAAGTTCGTTTTACTCAGTTTGGCAAGGTTGTCATCACAACCAACAATGCTGACAAATTGCAAGCATGGACGCTAGGAACATCCACTTCATTTGCAGACTTGGACGCTTCTGCACCTATCGCTAAATACATTACTGTTGTTCGTGACTTTGTGGTTGTGGCTAATACTTATGAGAGTGCTGCACAGCAACAGTATCGTGTTCGCTGGTCTGCAATCAATGATGAAACAGATTGGACAGAGGATGTAAACACTCAGGCTGACTATCAAGATATTCCTGATGGTGGTCAGATTGTTGGTATTCGTGGTGGTGAGTTTGGCTTGGTTTTCTTGGAGAGAGCCATTAGCCGAATGACCTATGTTGGTACGCCATTCATTTTCCAGTTTGACAATATCTCTCGTAACAAGGGCTGTATGGTTGCTGGCTCAATTGCTCAGTACCAAGGCATCACATTCTTCTTATCTGATGATGGTTTCTATTTATGCGATGGTCAAACGATTCAACCAATTGGAAGTGAGAAGGTTGACCGATTCTTTATTAACGATGCTTCAGAATCTGATTATGGTTCTATGTCTGCTGCTGTTGACCCTGTTCGCAAGTTGGTTATATGGAACTATGTTGCTATCGATGGAAATCGTAAACTGATTATTTACAACTTTGCAACGAAGAAGTGGACATATGCAGATGCAGGTACAGATTACTTGTCTGAAGCCTCTACAGCGTCTGTAACTCTTGAGCAGTTGGACAGCATCAATGGTTCTATTGACGCATTGACAACAAGCCTTGACTCTCGTTTGTATGTTGGTGGTAAATACTTCCTTGGTGGTACGTTAGGAAACAAGGTTTACACATACACAGGCGCAAACCTTACAGGTCAGATTTCTACTGGAGACATTGACTTAGGTGGTGTTTCTTTGGTGACATTGGCTCGTCCACAAGTTGACAATGGTTCAGCCACTATTGCGGTAGCTTCTCGTGCATTGTTAAACCAAAGTGTGAACTATGGAACAGCCGTAGCAGCAGACTCTGAGAACAGGGTTTCTTTGCGTAGTTCTGGTAGATACCACAGACTCCAGTTAGTTCCTACTGGTGCAGACTGGAAAAACGCTGTGGCTATTGATGTAGATGTTGTTGGTCAAGGGGTTCGCTGATGTTTAGAAGCCTACCTGCTTTCGGTGGTGACCAACGAGCCGTGGCAGAGGTGGTTCGTGGCATCATGGATGGCAAGACCAATAACACAGGAACGATTACTCTAGCGACTGGAAATGCTACAACCACTACGATTATTGACAGGCGTATTGGTGCAGATTCAAAGATTTTATTAGTTCCATATAGTGCTGCTGCGTTTGCAGATGCTGCGCCTTATGGGATGTTTTCAAACAACACAGACCAAGTAGCACCTAGTGTTGGCTCATCTGCTATTGTTGAATTTGACACAACAGAAGAATCAAATGGAGTTTACCTATCTAACACAACAAGAATGAATGTTAGAAATGGTGGAACTTACAATGTTCAGTTTTCCTTACAACTGCAAAACTCAACAAATGATGGTCAATATGCTGACGTTTGGTTTCGAGTAAATGGAACTGATGTTGTTCGTTCAGCTAGTAGATTTGGATTGCCAGCAAGAAAAAGCACAGGTGACCCTAGCCATTTAATTGGTTCTGTCAATATATTCCTTGATTTAAACGCTGGTGATTACATCCAGATTGTTGGTTCTGTTTCTGATGTTGGCGTTACCTTAGAGCATTTTGCTGCTGATACAGGCATCCCAAGACCATCTATTCCTGCTGTTATTGCAACTGTTCAATATATTGCACCTTTGGCTGACACAAATGTTTATGTAAGCAGTCAAGGTAAGGGTGAGGCGACATTAACCCACTTTGCTAATTCAACGGCTGATAAGACATATGGCTATGTAATTATTGGTTGATTTTCACAATTTATGTATAATGGATTCCGTGGATGACCCGCTATGGAATCCGAAACTCTAGGAGTAAAACATGGCGACTACTACCACATCACAAATTGACCCAACAATCCAACCATATCTAGGTTATGGATTGCAGCAAGCACAGCAGTTGTATCAGGGCGGTGGGCCTCAATACTATGGTGGTCAGACTTATGTAAGTCCATCTGTCACTACTCAGACAGGTTTACAGGCTCTTGAGGCTCGTGCTTCTTTGGGCAACCCATTACTCCAGTCTGCTCAGAATCAACTCCAGAACACAGTTTCTGGGAACTTCTTGGGTGGCAATCCTTTCTTTCAGGGTGCGTTCCAACCTGCTGCCAAAGCTGCTGAGACTCAGTTCAAGCAGACTTTAGGTGACATTTCATCTAAGGCTAGTTTGGCAGGTCGTTATGGTTCTGGTGCTATGGGTCAATTGCAAGACCGAGCCACAGGCGCATTTGGTCAACAGTTGGCTAATACTGCTGGTCAGTTGGCTTACCAGAACTATGCTGATGAGCGTAATCGTCAGCAACAAGCTACGATGGCTGCACCTGCGATGTCACAAGCTGACTACCAAGACATTCAGAATATGTTGCAAGCTGGTCAGATTCGTGAGGGTTATCAAGGTCAGCAATTGCAGTCTGACATGGCTCGATTCAACTTCTTGCAAAACCAACCACAACAGAACTTGCAGAACTATCTGTCATTGGTATATGGCAACCCACTAGGACGAGTAGCTTCATCTACTACTAGCGGTGCAGCAGATACATCTACATTGCAGAATGTCTTAGGCACAGCAGCTACAGTTGGTGGTTTGTACAAGAATCTAGGTTCACCTAATTTGGGTAGCTGGTTAAGTAACTGGGGTTCAACTCCTAGCAACTTTGTAGATGTTGGTGGTTTGGGTGCTGCATCTAACGCTACTTTAGCTCAGTATGGGATTATCTAATCATGGCTGGACTATTAGACATTTTCGGTACTAGCGGTGCAGACACAATGGGTCTGCTCGGTATGTCGCCTGCTGACATTGCTCGTAATCGTGACGATGCACAAGCGCAAGCACTCTACGCATTAGCTGGCAGACTATTCCAAGGAGGGAATACTGGTCAGTCTATTGCTGAAGGCTTACAGCGTGGTCAGCAAGCTTATCGTGGTGGTATGCAAGAAGCCTTGCAAAGTCAATTGCAGAATGTCCAGTTGCAAGACATGATTCGTAAGCGTCAGTTAGAGCAACAGCAATTAGCTGAACAACAGCGTATTCAAGGTGTTATACAAGGTGCTGTCACAAAGCCACAAGAGATTTATGGCGAAGACATGATGGGTAACCGAGTAAGTGAAGGTATGACTGCACCTAGCTTTGATTTGCAACGAGCCGTTCCTCAATTGATGGGAACAGCAGAAGGACGCAAGACTTTGGCTGAGTTGGTTGCTGCTCAGAAGGCAATGCGTCCAGAAGGTTACACACTTGGCGAAGGTCAAGTTCGTTATGAGATTGGTGCTAATGGTAAGCCTATGGCTGTAGCTCAAGGCGCACCAAAACGTGAGCCAGTACCAAGTGCAATTGCTGAGTACAAGTTTGCTCAAGACCAAGGTTTTAAGGGTACTTTCCAAGACTTTGAATTGGCTAAGAGGGCTGCTGCTGCACCTAAATTGGCTGTAGATTTGAAAGACCCAACAGCAATAGCAAAAGCACAATCTGATGTTTTGAAAGATTGGCGTGGCGTAGTTAAAGATACTGGTGCAATGGAAGTTGCTGACAGATTTAAGGCTGCCAAAGCTGCTGTAGTAGAAGGTAATGCAGGAAACAAATCTGCTGATGGCGCATTGATTTATGCGATTGGTAAGATTTATGACCCATCTGGTGCTGTTCAAGAGGGTGACAAGGCTACGATTCTTGGCAATCGTTCTATTCCTCAGTCTATCAAGGCTTATGCTGAACGAGCATTAAATGGTCAATCATTGCTTCCAGAAGAACGAACAGGATTACTTGCAGTAGCTTCTAAAGTTGTTGAATCAAAGGCTCGTAACCTAGAGGCTCAGAAAGCCCCTTACACAAGCATTTCTCAACAGTTAGGTGGCAATGGCGCATTGTTGCTAAACCCTCTTGCAGAGGCGTTAACTGCACCAGTTGAAAGACCAACAGGTATGCCATCCTTGGCTGACATTCAAGCTGAGATTGCTCGTAGAAAGAATAAATAATGGACTTAACCAAACTGTCAGATGATGACTTGATGGCATTGCAGTCAGGTGACTTGTCTAAAGTCTCTGATGCAGGTTTGGCTGTTCTTAGTGGCGCTGAAACACCAAAGCCAGCTAAGAGAATGACAAGAGAAGAAGCAATCAAAGAGATTACTACTTCTCCTCGTCCAGAGCAAATGCAACTTGGAAGTGCTAGTGACTTTGGCAGACAATTAGGTTTAACAGGACGAGCAGCATTAACTGGTGCTTTATCTATTCCTACAATGGGTGCTGATGCTCTGACAGGCTTGATTAACATTCTTGCTGGCAGACAGGTAATGCAACCTACTAGCCAAGCATTGCAGAACTTGATGACACAAGCTGGTGTGCCTACTCCTAGAACTCCACAAGAGCGTGTCGTTCAAGATGTGACAAGCGCAGGTTTTGGTGTTGCAGGGCCAGCAGCCATTGCTAGAAACTTACCTACACCAGTACAAGAATTCTTCACTAAGAGTTTAGGTACTCAGGGTGCTGCTGCTACGGCAGGTGCATTGGCATCTGGTGCTGCTCGTGAGAGTGATGTTGGCCCTGTTGGTCAGACTCTTGGTGCTTTGATGGGTTCTATTAGCGCAGGTGGTGCTGTAGGTGCTGCACCTATTGTTGCTAGAACTTCCAAAGAGATTGTTCGTCCATTTACTCAAGCAGGGCGTGAAGTTATCACAGGAAATGTGTTGCGTAACTTGGCATCTGATGCTGAACAAGCAATCAAGTCTGGTGAAGCTTATGTTCCTAAGATTGGTGGCTATACCCCAACAACAGCGCAAGCCACTCGTGATATTGGCTTGATTAACGCTGAGACTGCAATCAAAGGTTTAGATGTAACTGGTGGGCGTTTTGCTACTCAGGCATTAGAAGCTAACCAAGCACAAATGGCTATTTTGAATCGTCTTGCTAAAGATGATGATGCACTCACAGCAGCAATTAAAAAACGTGAGGAAGTAACAACTCCATTGCGTGAACAGGCTTTTGCTAACTCTGCTGTTGACCCTGACACATTCCAGTCTGCTATTGCATTGACAGTTAACAAGACTATTGATGACATTCTTGCTTCACCAGTTGGTAAGCGTCAGACTGTTATGTCTGTTCTGAACAACGCAAAAGACGATATTGCTCGTGCTGCATCTCCTGCTGAACTGTATGAGATTCGTAAAGATTTAAGGGCTGCTGCTCAAGGTTTGTTAGACAAGTCTGCAAGCAATGGCCCAACAGCAGGTGCATATCGAGCAGCTAAACCACAACTTGAAGCTGTCATTCGTTCTGTAGATGATGCTATCGAGGCAGGGGCTACTGGCTACAAAGATTACTTGGCTAAGTATGCTGCTTCTAGCAAGGGCATTGAGCGTCTTGAGGCTGCACAACAGTTTAAAGGCAAGGTTCTTTCTACCACTCCTGACCCATCACGAGCCAATGACTATCTGATTTCACAGCCTAAGTTCTTAAATGCTATTCGTTCTGCTGAGAAAGAAACTAAGTTGTCTAACACTCAGTTGGCTGTTTTGAAGAAAGTTGCTGAAGACTTGGATAGTGGTGTTCTACCAAGAGCAACTAAGGCAGCAGGGTCTGATACATTTAAGAACATGAGTACAGCTAATGTGATTGGTGGAATGATTGGCAAACAGATGTTTGGTGATGTTCCTCCTGTTTTGCAAAAGATTGCAGCACCAATGAATTGGCTTTACAACGGCACAGACGATGCTATTCGTGAGTTGTTGGTCAATGCAATGCTAGACCCTAAGTTGGCTGCTACATTGATGAAAAAAGCATCAGTTATGACTGTTGAGCCTCTGAACAGAGAATTACAACGCAAAGCATTGGCACTAGGTTATGGTGCTGCATTTGGATTAACGGAGTAAATAATGGCAAAGACCAAGATTTCAGAATACAGCAGTACCGCAGGGAACAATACTGACATTAACAGTATTAACTTAGCGGAGGGTATGGCCCCGAGTTTGGTCAACAATGCCATTCGTCAATTGATGGCTCAGTTGAAGAACTTTCAAGATGGTTCTGCTGGTGACAATGTAACTGTTGGTGGTAACTTGTATGTGACTGGCACATCTACCATGACAGGTGCGATTACTGCCTCTGGTGGTGTTAATGGAAATATCACATCGTCTTCTGCAACGATTACTGGTGGCACTATCAATGGTGCTGTTATCGGTGGTTCATCTGCCCAAGCAATTACAGGAACGAATGTAACGGCTACTGTCGGGTTTACTGGCCCTCTCACAGGCGCAGTAACAGGCAATGTAACTGGTAATGTCACAGGTGCAGTAACAGGTAATGTGACTGGTAACTTGACAGGCAATGTCACAGGAAATGTAACGGCTGCTTCTGGTACTTCAACATTCAACAATGTGACCATCTCTGGCTCATTGGACATGGATGCAGGTACATCGGCAACCATTACTGGCTTGGCAAACCCTGTAAACGATTCTGACGCTGCCAACAAGGGTTATGTTGATGCACTAGCCCAAGGTATTGATGCTAAAGCATCGTGTGTTGTGGCTACAACAGCTAACATCACATTGTCTGGTACACAAACTATTGATGGCATTGCGGTATCTGTTGGTGACCGAGTTCTGGTTAAAGACCAATCTACTTCTTCACAAAATGGTATCTATCTGTGCGCCTCTAGTACATGGACTAGAACAACAGATGCAAACACATGGGATGAGTTGGTTGCTGCCTTTACCTTTATTGAGAAGGGTACGACACAAGCCAACAATGGTTACATTTCAACGATTACTGCTGGTGGTACTTTAGGCACTACAGCAGTTACCTTTGCTCAATTCTCTGGTGCAGGTCAGATTACTGCTGGTGCAGGTTTGACAAAGACTGGTAACACCATTGATGTTGGCACAGCGTCTTCTAGCCGTATTGTTGTCAATTCGGACAACATTGATTTGGCGAATTCTGGCGTAACAGCAGGAACATACAAGTCTGTAACAACAGATGTTTATGGACGCATTACAGCAGGTACTAATCCAACTACTCTGAGTGGTTTTGGCATTACAGATACTTACACATCTGCCCAGATTGATACTCTGTTTGGTTCAACAGAATCTGCTGCGACAAGTGCTGCTGCTGCTGCGACTTCTGCCTCTAACGCTTCAACGAGTGCCACAAATGCCTCTACAAGCGCAGGAAATGCCTCTACAAGCGCAACGGCTGCTGCTGCTAGTGCTACAAGTGCTGCCGCCTCATACGACTCATTTGATGACCGATATTTAGGCCCTAAATCAAGCGCACCATCTGTTGATAATGATGGTAATGCTTTGCTGACTGGTGCTTTGTACTGGAATACATCCACTAATAACTTGTTCGTGTGGACAGGTTCAACATGGACTAGCGCAGCGTTTACCTCTGGTGGTTTCTTGGTTAACACGAATAACCTGTCAGATGTATCTAGTGCTTCAACAGCTCGTACTAACTTGGGCTTGGCAATCGGTACTAACGTACAAGCATGGGATGCTGACCTTGATACATGGGCTACAAAGACTGCACCATCAGGTACTGTCGTTGGTACATCAGATACTCAAACCCTGACAAACAAAACTGTTGAAGCTGGTACATTCACTAACGGCTACACAGAAGAAACTGTAACTGCTAACACTTCTACAGCTTATACAGTTGACTTGGCTAATGGTTCGGTACAGATTCTGACATTGACTGGTAACTGTACATTTACATTCCCTACAGCCGTTGCTGGTAAGTCCTTCATTATGCTCTTGAAGCAAGATGGTACAGGTTCACGCACAGTTACATGGCCTGCGGCTGTGAAGTGGCCTAGCGGTACAGCACCTACAATTACTAGCACAGCATCTAAACTAGATAAGTACATCTTTACATCAGATGGTACTAATTGGTATGGCTCTGAAGCTGGCAAGAACTACACAGTTTAAGGGGTATTAATGTTTTCAAGTAATACTTCAGCAGCTAACGGAGCAGCCAACTACATCGAGGATGTGTTCAGCACATACCTCTATACAGGCAACGGCTCTACACAGACCATCACCAATGGCATTGATTTATCGACTAAGGGTGGATTGGTTTGGACAAAACGTAGAAGCACCGCCGACTATCATGCACTCTTTGATACAGCGAGAACTATCAACTATGCACTGTACACAAACACAACCAGCGCACAAACACTTGAGAACAACAGTATCTCTAGCTACAACACAACTGGTTATTCGTTTGGGTCTGGCCCTGCTCTTAATTCAAATGGAAACACCTACGCCTCATGGACATTCCGCAAGCAACCAAAGTTCTTTGATGTTGTGACTTTTACATCAAATTCGTCTGGTGGCGCAACTTTCAGTCATAATCTTGGCGCTACTCCTGCATTTGTCATTGTTAAATGCACAAGTACTACTGAAAACTGGTGGGCGTGGAGTGATACATTCACTAGCACTCAATTTATAACGCTTAACTTAACAAATGCCAAACAAACTGGTACTGCCGCAATTACTGTAAGCTCAACACAAGTAACTCTTGGTAATGGGTGGTTGACAAATAATAATGCTAGTTATGTTGCTTATCTATTTGCTTCAAACGCAGGAGGCTTTGGTCTGACTGGTACAGACAATGTGATTTCGTGTGGTTCGTTAACAATGGATGGAAGTGGTAATCCTGCATCTGTGACGCTTGGGTATGAACCTCAAATGGTGATTGTCAAACGTACAGACAGCACCAGCAACTGGTACATAGAAGACAATATGCGTGGTTTGCCAATCACAGGAAATGGCGCACAACTTTATGCCAATACATCTGGTGCTGAAGCGGCTCAGAACATTGCATACCCCAATGCAACTGGATTCACTTGGAATATTGGAATCCCATCAGCAACCTACATCTACATAGCCATTCGTAGAGGCCCAATGAAAGTGCCTACGAGTGGAACGAGTGTGTTTGAGCCTGTTGCAAACACCACAACCTACACAACACCAAATGTTATTGGCTCACTTAATGCAGATTGGTTCTTTGGCAGAAAAATTACAGTAGATACAAACTGGTTTCAGTCTTCTAAACTGTCTCCAAAGACAATGCCGTTTAATTCTACTAGTTCAGAGGATGCAACACAGTATGTAACTTTTACAAATACTGGCGTTAAATGGATTTCAACATGGGATTCGACTGCAACTACATATCGTAGTTATTTATTTAAACGTGCCCCCAGTTTCATGGATGTGGTTTGCTATACAGGGACGGGAAGTGCTAGGACTATCAATCACAATTTAGGTGTTGCGCCTGAGTTGATGATTGTAAAATCTCGTTCTGGCGCTGGTCAAAATTGGCATATTTATCATTCTGCACTTGGTAATAATGCCAATCTATATCTTGCAAGCACTTTAGGTATTAACAATCCATCTGGTGATTGGAATACTACGTCACCAACTTCAACTGTGTTTACTGTTGGTAGTGCGGGATATGACGTAAATAATAGTGGTGCTACCTATGTAGCATACCTATTTGCCACTTGTGCAGGTGTTTCCAAAGTTTTCTCATACACAGGTAATGGCTCATCACAGACAATCAACTGCGGATTTACAGGTGGTGCAAGGTTTATTCTAATCAAGCGCACAGACTCAACTGGTGACTGGTACGTTTGGGATACAGCACGAGGCATTGTAAGTGCTAATGACCCTCACTTATCATTGAATACAACAGCTGCTGAAGTTACAACTGACGACACAATTGACACAGACTCAACTGGTTTTGTAGTCAACCAAGTTTCAGCAACTAATGTGAATGTGTCTTCTGCAACCTACATTGGAATCGCCATAGCGTAAGGAAAATAATCATGCAAATTAGAATTCGACAGTCAGGTCAAGTAATGTACGAAGGTGAATTTCGTGCATTATTCCCAAACACGTCATTCCCCGCCCAACTAAGCGAGCAGCTCATCAACGACATGGGCGCTGACGTCGTGTTCGAAGGCGCACAAGCTACAGGTGGTACTGTTTACCAATACTCTCAAGCCTCTGGTGTTGAGCAAGTAAATGGTAAGTGGTACACAAAGTACATCTTAGGCCCTGTCTTCTTAGACCAAGTTGTAGATGGTGTAACTACTACTGCTGCTCAACAAGAAGCTACTTACAAGGCTCAGAAGGATGCTGAACAGGCTAAGAATGTTCGTGCTACTCGTGATGCTAAGTTAGCTGAATGTGACTGGACTCAAGTAGCTGACGCACCTGTTGACAAGACAGTATGGGCTACATATCGTCAAGCCTTGCGTGACATTACAGCGCAGGAGGGCTTCCCTTGGACTATCACTTGGCCTGATGCACCATGAACGAAGTAAGCCACGAGCAAATCTACGAGCGTCTAATTGCTGTTGAAGCAAAAGTAGATGAAATAGATAAGAACACCAAAGACCTTGTGGAAGCTATTGACGCTGCCAAGGGTGCTGTAAAGGTTCTTAACTGGATAGCATCTATTGCTCAACCAGTTTTGTGGATTGGTGGGCTAATCATTGCTGCTGGTGCTGTTTGGCAGACATGGATTAAAAAATGAAAGATTGGCTGTTAGCTTTTACTAGCGCAGCCCTTCTTTGTACAACTATTGTTTGGTGTGTCTACATAATTCTGTGGACATGGTATTTATAGAGTTTTTACTAGCTGTATCTATTGAGTACAGGTGTGTTAAGTGGGCTTGGGTTGGAGATGTCTACAACAGGAAAGTCTACTGTATTGAATGGAAAAAGGTAGATAAAAAATGATTCCTTTAGACCCGATTGCTGCGCTTGATGGCTTGCAAAAAGCCATTGGCATGGTCAAGAAAGCCAGTAAGGTTGCAAATGACCTAGGTGGTCTTGCGCCTATGCTTGGGCAGATGTTCGATGCCAAGAGCCAAGCTACTAAGGCTATGCTTCAAGCTAAGAGTAAAAAAGGCTCAAACATGGGTGCTGCTCTACAGATTGAGATGGCGCTAGAGCAAGCCAGAGCGTTTGAAGAAGAATTGAAAATGTTGTTCATGCAGACTGGCAAGATTGATGTCTGGAACAAGATTAAGGCTCGTCAGGCTGAGATGGACAGGGATGATGCCAAAGAGATGGCATCTCTGAAAGCATTGGAAAAAAAACAGAAGAAAGAGGAACAAGAGCAACTGGAGATGGCTATGCTTATTGGAGGGATAGCGTTCGTAATCCTTCTCGTTGGTATCGGCATCAATGAAATGATTGATTTTTGTGCAACTACCAAGCGGTGTGGTAGGTGAACCAGTATCAAAAAGACTTTGATTTAGCACTCCGAATCATTGTCTATGGTTTGGTTGCTCTCTGGTTTCTTGGGTTTTTGAAGTTTCTCCCTGATGATTTGGCAGACAGAGTTGTTAACCTTTTGCTTGGCAAGATTGGACTTGGCAAATGAAAATCACCAGTTACCAACAAAATGCAAAGATGTTGTGGGAGGCTCACAGGGTGATACACAAGCAAAACATGGAACGACTTGCAGAACTAAACCGACAAGCTGAGTTGCAAAAGAAAGCCTACGAGATAAAGACCAATTGGGTCAAACCTAATTCTGTGGACACAATGGCATGAAATATCTACTGATTTTTATAGCACTTATGCTATCGGGATGCGAAGACAGATACAGGTACAAGTGTCAGAATCCAGACTTCTTCCATGCTGAAGAATGTCAAAAGCCTAAGTGCTTATTTACTCAGCAATGTCCAGAATACTTAGTAGCACCAATTCTTGAGAAAAAGGTTAACGATGTCCAACAGCCAGAAGCCAAACCTAACAACTGAAGAATTTGAAGTCCGAGTGTGGGGCTTTGTGGTCATTGTGGTGACCTGCATCTTGTGCTTTATTGTGATTGCCCTGCTCTACTCTGTGACCTTTGTTACACAGCCTATCAAGAGCATGGCCCCGATTGACCAAGCCTATACCAAGATGCTGAACGACATTGTTCTGCTTATCGTTGGCGGTATCGGTGGCGTGATGACCAAGAGGGCGGCAGGAGCAGCGGCAAAGGCTTTTGGAGCGCCTCAACCTCCAATGCAACCAATGTGTCAACCAATGGCTTTTAACGGCTCTATGGGTGGTTATAACTCGTCCTATGCGCCTACGCAGTCTGCGTATGGTTTGCCTAGTCAACCATTCGGTGCTATGCCAGTTTGGAAGAATCCAGAACTAGATGAATCATGGACTCCTCCTCCTCCTCCGACTACGCCTCCAGAGCATCTTGAGGATGACAATGAGCGTGAGGAAATTGCACAAGCAAGAAAAGAGTCTGAATGATGTTACCTATCCCACTGCCTTGGTTGATTGTTGGTGTTCTCATTTCCTTATTTGGGACTTACAGGGTAGGTCATCACTATGGTTGGCTAGAGCGTGATAACGATATGAAAATAGCCATTGCTAAAAAGAACGAGGAAGCTAGGGAGTTAGAGAAGAACATGACTTCCAAGCTGTCAGACCAAGAGACTAAACTCAGAAAGGCACAAGATGAAATTGCTAAAAAACAGTCTGCTATGCATGAGCTTGCTAGGACTGGTAGGTTGCGCCTCCCAGCCCCAAGTTGTCCACAAGCCAGCCCAAGTGCCTCCCCTGCCTCTGGAGATAGCAGACCCGAGCAACCCGATGCAAGCGAACTTGAGCGACAGACTATTGCAACTCTTATCGACATCGCAGCCGAAGGAGACAAAGCAATCACCAAACTCAACTCCTGTGTCGCAGCCTACAACGAAGTAAGGAATCTAGTAAATGGTCAATAGTGAACAACTCAAAAAGATGCACATTGGTGAGCAATGGGTTGACGCATTGAACGAGACTTTCCAGCGTTTCAATATCCTTACACCACACCAGCAAGCGTCATTTATTGGTCAGGCAGGACATGAAAGTGGCAACTTCAGAATGTTGGAGGAGAACTTAAACTATCGCGCTGAAACCTTAATGAAGGTATGGCCTAAGCGTTTTCCAACATTAGAGTTTGCCAAACAGTATGAAAAGAATCCTAAAAAGATAGCTAATTCCGTTTATGCCAATCGTATGGGCAACAGGGATGAAGCGTCTGGTGATGGATTTCGTTTCCGAGGCAGAGGACTTTTTCAGCTTACTGGCCATTCAGGGTACTATCATGCAGGGCAAGCCTTGGGTGAGGATTTTGTTATGAATCCAGACCTTGTAGCTACACCTAAGTATGCTGCTATGACCGCAGGTTGGTTCTGGAATACCCACAAGTTAAACCAGTACGCTGACAGAACAGATTTCTTGATGATGACAAAAAAGATTAACGGAGGCACGATAGGATTGGATGACCGAATCAAACACATCAATCATGCCTTGGATATATTAAATGGCTAACATACCAACTCAACAAGATGCAGAACTGTTCGCACAAAGCGTAAAAAAATGGCAACAGGTGCTGTCTCTTGGCGATTGGAGAATTGAAAAAGGCATAAAGCCAGCCAAGGGTGCAATGGCATCTGTTGAATTTACTGATAACGCTAGATTGGCGGTTTATCGGTTAGGTGATTTTGGTGCTGAAAAAATAACACCCGAATCACTTGATAAGACTGCACTTCACGAGTTATTGCATATCTTTTTGCATGACTTGATGTGTGTAGCCACAGACCCAAAGTCCTCTGATGAGGATATTGAAATGCAAGAGCATAGGGTTATTAACTTGCTAGAAAACCTATTGACCAAGGATTCCAATGGGCGCACATAATCAGACTTGCACAGACGTTGAATTTATCAAGCTGTGGGGTGAACTTAAATCAGCAGCGAAAATTGCAGAACATCTTGATATTGCATTAAGAGCAGTTTATCAGCGTAGACGTTGGATAGAGGAACACTACAAGATTAAGCTAGGTGCTGATGACCATCGTGGTGCTAAATACGACTCTAGCAGACCAAAATCCTTTTCTCCTTTAAAGCAAATAAACCTTGGCATAGAGGACGGAGTGGTCTTGGTGTTCTCTGATGCTCACTTCATTCCTAATCAGCGTTCTACAGCCTTTAAAGGGCTTTTATGGGCTATCCAAGAGTTCAAGCCTAAAGCGGTGATATGCAATGGTGATGCTTTTGATGGTGCGTCTATATCTCGTCACGATGCTTCTGACCAACCACAGACTTCTGTCATTCAAGAGCTAAAGGCTTGTCAGGCAATGTTGGGTGAGATTGAGGAGGCGGCTAAAGCAGAACGACACAATGTGAAGCTAATCTTTACATACGGCAATCACGATGCTCGATTTGCTACTCGACTGGCAAACAATGCACCTCAGTTCAAAGATGTCCAAGGGTTTAAATTACCAGACCATATCCCAGATTGGGACTTCTGCTGGGCTTGTTGGCCTACAGATGAGGTCATTGTGAAGCACAGATATAAGGGTGGTATTCATGCCACACACAACAATACTGTAAACGCTGGTGTGTCTATCATTACTGGTCACTTGCACTCATTAAAGGTTACGCCTTTCTCTGACTACAATGGATGTAGATACGGAGTAGATACAGGAACTCTTGCAGAGCCTGATGGCCCACAGTTCACTTATGGTGAGTTAAATCCATCTAATCACAGGTCAGGCTTTGCGGTGCTGACCTTTTTTAATGGCAAGCTGTTATGGCCTGAGTTAGTCCACAAGTTTGATGAAAACATGGTGGAGTTTCGTGGTGATGTAATTGATGTGAGTTTATTTTGAGTGCTTGGCTAATTATTCTCACAGGGGCAATTTATGCCTACATAGCTGGTGAGCAGCTTTGGAAAGATAACCCACACATGGCGATAGTCTATGCAGGTTATGCTTTTTCAAATGTCGGACTCTACCTTCTTGCGAAGTGATTTAACTGCTCTGTATTTAACATTCCATTCATGTTCTTCTTGAAACTTAATGAAGTCATAGAATGTTTTAACTACATCAAAGTCTTCAGTTTCAATGGTTATCTTGTCTCTGAAATAACCAAAGTGCATTTCAAATTTCACGATGACTCCTTGACGAACAATCCATTTGGCAAAAGCGTACCCCTACGATTCTTTATCTGGTCGTATGCAACTTCCATGCAGTCTACCAGATTGAGGTCTTGCAAAGCGCAGTAATTAACAAGGCAGACCATGACATCACCAACAGCGTCCACAATAGCTTCCTTGTCTTTCTTAATGGTTGCATCTGCTAGTTCTCCCATCTCTGACATTGCTTTTAGAAGCTGAACTTCTGGTGTACTGTTAGGAATAATTTTCCTTTGTTCAGCCCATTGAATAATTTTTATTTCTACATTTGCGTATGACATATCTATCCTTTTGAGTTTGCAAATTCGTACCACATCACATAAAAGTCTTTCAAGAAATCAAGACCCTCACCAATCTTTACGCACCTGCCTAGCACTATCTGGAACACACTACTGACTTCTGTTTGTTCTCTGTCTGTGTTCCCAATAATGACCAGTACAGTAAATTTAGGCACTTGAGCAAAAGCCTGTAACAACAACTCTTGCCCCTTTGCCATTTTCTCGTTTGGCTTTTTCCATTCACCAATTAAGAAGTGTCCTCTCCTCTCGCATATCATGTCTATGTTGCTAGGCAAGAAGTGAGGATTACTTTGTATCAACCTAGCGAAATCTCTGAAGTCTGTATGACTAGCCAGAGAGTTTCGCATTTGATTAGGTGGGGTACTCATGTTCGTCCGCTATTTCTAGCCACTTTCCCCCGAAACTCAGAAAGGCGCATCGTCCTCAAATTCTTCTTGCTTTACCTTTTTCTTAGGCTGCACATCTGCGTTCTTATTCTTGACAGACAAAGACATGAACTTAGCACCATCTTTGCTGACCTTAATCCAAGCAGATAGCCAGTAGTCTGTTCCATCTACGTTAATGCTTCCTTTGTAATCAGGAAACTTTGCATCGTCCTTGCGGTCATTCTTAAAGAGTGAGCCTCGATTTGTGTTGTCGTATTCCATTTAAACTTCCTTTGCTTTCTTGATGGCGCTTCTTACATTGCTTGGCATCAAAGTCCAAAGAGCAACCTTTTGGTCAGCCTCTAAGTTCTCTTTCTCCAACCTAACCCAAGCAGCCTTTGGGTCTTTCTCACAAATAGCAATTAGTTCAACTGCTAGTTCATCGAGATACCTAAGTTCTTCAATAGGTAACTCATCTCGTATTCCTTGCGCTGGTGCAATGACTGGTGCTTTCTTTTCTTCCTTGAGTGGCGCAGAAGAATCCAGAGCATCATGCTCAACGATTTCCATTGCTGTAACCCATAGGTAGCGTCTGGTGTACGTTTCTACAGCCCCTAGGTTCTGGATAGGATGCGCCCCTTTAAGGTTTGCTTCAACCATTGGACTAGTGATAACAATGCTTGAGTTGTCTTCTAAGTCAACGATTGTTAAAGATGCAATCTCAGCATCATAGGAAATGTATCCACACAATCCAATGTTGTTAAAAATCTGTTGAACATCTGGTAAAAAATCACCAAGTTCAAAGTAGTAATAGCCAGCAAATTTATTGTGACCAGTTTTTTTCAATGGCAGATTTTGCAATTGAATTCTTGCTTGCATTAACTTCTTATGTACCATTTCATTCTTCCTTTAAATATTCTTCAATCATTGCTTCTTTGTCTTCTTCATAGAGGTCTGAAAACTCTACAAAGTGGTTCTCTGCACAGCAAGAGCCGTAGGTCTTAGGTTCAGTACAGTAAACACAATACAAGCCGTGTGATAAGTCCTTGATTGCGTCTTCTCTGGTCATTGGATTCTGCCAATCTGTTTAGCAACTAACCACTTGTCACCAAGTTTAAGAACTGACCTGACCCATTTACGTTGGTTGTACTGGTTGACTTGTTGTGGAACTAAACTGTTGTTGTACAGTTGACGAGCCTTGCGTCTGAGTTGTTCTGTTTGCATTAGCCTCTCCATGCCAACATTACACCGATACCGCCAAAGATGATGACAGCGAGTGTCCATTCAATTAACTTTTCTTTCATTTGCTTTTCCTTAATTGCCCGCTTACGAATTGTTGCGGGTTGAGTGAAGTATAGCAAACTAAACAGACAGGTCAACAATTATTTTCTAAGTATTTTCCCTAGTGTTGTATTTTGTTAACTTTGCTATACTTGCGAAATGGATAAACAAACTGCTATCAAACTTGCTGGCTCACAGAGTGAGCTTGCTAGAATCCTCGGGATAAAAAGGGCTGCCGTCTGGCATTGGAAGAAAATTCCTCCCTTACGCATTTATCAACTCAAAGAACTCAGACCAGATTGGTTTAAATGACTCAAGCACAAGTAATCAAAGCCCTTCAGAACGGCCCATTGACTTCACACGAAGTAGCTAACCTGACTGGTATGCCACAAGCTACAGTCCTGTCAACAGCTAAGCAACTGCGTAGCCAAGGCAAGCTGACAACAGAGCAGGTCAAGGTAGGCAGACATTGGGTTGCTCAATACACCTTGGCTGACAATGAAATAGAAAAGCAAGACAGCAATGTAAAAATCATCTGTGGCATCAAGACCTATGGCATCTTTACAAAAGCTGAGTATGCTGTGATGAAACAACAGGCAACTCGATTGCTTGGCAAACAAGGTAAAAAAGAAATCACTAACAATCAATTTATTTGATACAATAATTTGAAACAACGGCTAGGTTGGGGGTAGCTACCCAACCGAAAAGTGAACCTCCCACCTGCCGACTGTTTCTTTCTGGAGGGTTTGCGAGGATGCTTCATGCACTACTATCAACATCATATTGGTGATTTCATCAAGGACACTTCATTTTTAACTAATGAAGAAATTGGCATTTATTTAAAACTAATTTGGCTTTACTACGACACAGAAAAGCCATTGCCAAACAATCTATTTGAGCTTGGCATGAAGACAGCAACTAGAGACAACCAAGTTGTTCTTGAAGGCTTGCTAGAAATGTTTTTTGTTTTAGATGAAGAAAATAATTGCTGGCATCACAACAGGTGCGATAAAGAAATTGAACACTATAAACAGCAATTAACTACTGCTTCTAAAGCTGGAAAAGCATCGGCACTTAAACGAGCGATGAACAAGAATTCAACGAGCGTTGAACAGCCGTTAAACGAGTGTTCAACAGAAGTTCAACCAACCAATAACCAACAACCATTAACCAAGAACCAAGAGAAGAAGACACTCGGCAAACGCCTCGCTAATGATTTGGTTTTGTCAGATGAGTGGAAAGAATTTTGTGTCAATGAAAGACCAGAGTTAAATCCTGTTCAAACATTCGATAAGTTCAAGGATTACTGGATAGCCCAAGCAGGTCAGAAGGGTGTGAAGCTAGACTGGTTTGCTACATGGCGTAATTGGGTACGCAACACAAACGCACCTAAACAAAATCCTGCTGACATTGTTAGGCTCACAGTTCCATCAAAGAATGAGCCTGACCCTGCACTTGAGAAAATTAAAGCTGATGAAAAGAAAGCTGCACCTATGCCTGACTACTTTCGTCAATTTGCTAAACAAATGAAAGGCGGTGTATGAATGAGTTGGCATTATTTGCGGGTGGAGGTGGAGGAATCCTTGCAGGACATATGCTCGGGTGGAGAACAGTTGCCGCCGTTGAAATCGAAGATTACCCACGCAGAGTTTTACTGCAACGGCAAGCTGATGGATTCTTACCTAGATTCCCTATCTGGGACGACATCTGCACATTCGATGGAAAACCTTGGAGAGGAAAAGTCGATGTTGTCTCTGGAGGATTCCCATGCCAAGACATTAGTGCTGCAGGAAAAGGCGCAGGACTCGATGGAGAAAGGTCAGGACTCTGGGGAGAAATGGCAAGGGTCATTTGCGAAGTACAGCCAAGATTCGTGTTCGTGGAAAACTCACCAATGCTCACTTCTAGGGGACTTGGACGAGTTCTCGGAGACTTGGCCACAATGGGGTTTGATGCGAGATGGGGAGTGTTGGGAGCATCAGACGTTGGAGCGAAGCATGAAAGGAAGCGAATCTGGATTGTTGCCAGACAACCAAAATTTCTTTCACACGCCCAACACAACAGGATTAGATGGTGGGAGCAACATCAGAAAAGCCTTGAAGAAAAGAATTTCAACTTGGCCAACACCAACAACTCCGAGTGGAGGAGGGAATGTAGGCGGTTCTGGAGCGTACAAAAATGCAATCAAGAATGGGACTCACATTCCACATTCGATAAACCCGAGCCTATACGAATGGTTGATGGGGTGGCCAATCGGGTGGACAGACTTAAAGCCATTGGAAATGGACAAGTCCCACTTTGTGCAGCAACAGCTTGGAGAATCCTAAGTGAGCCACTATGAAGCAATGAAACTACTGGATAAGGTGCGTGAAGGCGTACCATTTCCGATACATCTGATAAACAAAGCATTGGAATTGACTGGTGACTTACAGTAGACGTAATGTCGAAAGCCCAAGCGATAGGGTAATTCTTGAGCAAGCAGAAGCCCGAGAGTTATTCCACAACTGGGAACAAACAAAAAATCGTGACCTGATTCGTGCCAGACTGGAACGAGCAGAACGAATTTATGGCTCTGGCTCACGAGACAGAATCCGAGCATACATGGCGCAAATGCGAGAAGGAACACTTGAATGAGATACGCAGCTAGAGTGGATGCAAACCAAGAGCAGATTGTTTCTGCTTTGCGAGCAGCAGGTGCTTATGTCTGGATTATTGGTCTGCCAGTTGACCTTTTAGTTGGCTACAAGGGTCACACTTTTCTGGTGGAGATTAAAACGGACTCTAAAAAGCGTTTAACGAAGCTACAAGCCGACTTTTTTGAGAATTGGTCTGGAAGTACCTTGGCAAGAATTGATAGCCCAGAAGCGGCTCTACGAATGATTGGGGTAGTTAAGTGAAAGCACCTTACAAAGCCATTGAGTACATCATTGAAAATTCATGCAAATATGCGGAAGCTAAAGCACAAAGAATTTACCTTGAGGAGTTTCGCAAAACCAAGAAGGCTTTATTGATGAAAGATGCAATGGCTAGAGGGATAGATTCTGCTGTTGCTCAAGAGCGTGAAGCCTATGCACACCTTGAATATGCTGACCTGCTTAAAGGTTTGATGGTTGCCATTGAGAAAGAAGAAACCTTAAAGTGGATGCTTGTTGCTGCCCAGATGAAAGCTGACATTTGGAGAAGTGAGCAAGCAAGTGAGCGTCTTGGCGTAAAAACAACCGAATAAGTATAAACCCCTAGAAAATATCTTGTTTAGTTCGCTATACAATCACTACAGCCCAAGCAATTCGCAAGGGTACTTTTAAGGATTAAGCAATGAAATACGAATTTGACACAACTGTTGGTGAAGGCTCTGTAGTAGTTACTGTTGTCATGGAATACGACACAGATTCAGAAGGTATCTATGGCGAGAACATTGAAGAAATCTGGTTTGAAGGCCGTAATGTGATTGGTCTGTTCTCTGCTGAACAATACAAAGAACTTGAGATAGAAGGCTGTATGCGTTTGTCTAAGCACATCTTGGATGAAGCAGACCATTCTCGTTCTGTTGAATACGATATGAGAGATGTCTAAACAAGCCGTATGGCGAATCATTGTTATTTCACTAGCGACTTTTTGGTCGCTGGTTGTTTACTTCATAAAGGCTTTGTATGACACAAGATGAAATCATTGAGATGGCTAAACAAGTAGGCTTTTCTAATGAAGAAATTGATACTTGTCAGTTAATGCTTCAACATTTTGCCATGCTAGTAGCACAGCATGAGCGTGAAAAGTGTGCAGAGTTGGCTTATGAAATACTAAATGAGCATGAAAGTTACGATTTTGGGGTTGCCGATGCCATACGAGCAAGGGGAAAAATGAATAGAAAGGAAATCATTGAACTTATACACGCGTGGCAAGCAATAGAAGAAACTTCTGGCATTTTGCGTTATCACGATGATGCAGAAAAACGTATGGACATAAGTGTTATACGTTCAGCATGGTGTCAAATGGATGACTTAGTTCGTGATATTTGGGATGAAATGGGAAGACCATGACTGATGAACAACAAATGCGTGACAAGTTAGTTTATTCACTTGAAACGTTTAACAAATGGGTAGACCTTATCCGTAATGGTGAGGCTGAAATAACCAATATGTCAATTCAACGAGTTCCTAAAGGTGAGATGAGTCCAGAAAAATTTGCTGAACGCTCAAAAGAATTGATTGCCAAGGTTGTAAAGTTAGAAAGAGAGATGTGTGCAAAGTTATGCGAGGACTTGTCTAAGGATATGACTCCTATTGCAGAACAAGCAGCAAAATCGTGTGCAACCTTGATAAGGGCTAGAACAGCATGACTGAAATTGAAAAACTATTTCCTGACCATAATCTTATCAACATGGGTGCGTTTAAATGTGACCCATTGACGCCTGAAGCTATGTATTTTGCTGTGCCGAAAAAGCAACTTACTGCTAAAGAGCTTGAAGAAAAGCACAAGCGGATAGAGAAGTTATTTTCTTGTGGACTGGATAAAGCATGAACATCACCATCTACACAAAATCTAGTTGCCCTAATTGTGTGACAGCCAAGAATCTACTCAAGGCTTTGAATCTTGAATACAAAGAGATAGACATTGAGACTGGCGACAGGTTTGCCAACTTTGTTGCGAACTATCCAGAAGCTAGGCAAATGCCACAGATATTCATTGGTGACCAAAGAGTAGGTGGCTTGGCAGGGTTACAGGCTGCTTTAAAGAAGTTAGGAATGACATGATTGAAGCTATTGGATATATGCTGATTGGCGTGTTTTTTGCATTGCTTATTCCTTTTCTTAAAGCATTTGCTGAAGTTAAATTGAAAGATAAAGAATGAACAAAAATGAAGCATTATTTCTTTCATTAAAAGAAATCAATCGACTATGCGATACAGGGAAAATTACAGGCGAAACCATCAACACAATCCAAGCCATTAAAGCCGCACTAGAAGCGAAGGATGAGCCTGTGGTATGGAATGAAGGCGTGCCTGCAATGTTGCCGAAACAAAAAAAAGGTGAAACATTTATCGTGTCTTATGAACCAAAACTAGAAGCGAAGGATGAGCCCATAGCGACAAAAAATAATGACGGCGTTACATTGCACTTAGGTTGGGATGATTTGCCTGTTGGCACAAAACTTTATGCCACCCCACCACAGCGCAAGCCGCTGACGGATGAGGAGATTACGGATTTGTACTTTGATGGTTTCAGCATCAGCAAACTAACAGAGTTCGCCCGAGCCATCGAAGCCGCACACGGCATTAAGGGGGAAGCATGAGAAAGCAACAAGAAGTCTGCTGGATTGACAAGACTCGTTTTAAAGAGTTGATGGAAGGAAACTCAGTTACCACTACGCTTACCTCGCACAGGCCGTTCTTGGATGATGTGCCGCTATACGCAAAGCGTGAATGGGTTGGGCTGACAGCAGAGGAACGAGAGCAAGTGCAAGCTGAAAGCTACGGAAAAGTGCCACATCATGTTGCGCTGATTGCTACAGTTGAAGCCAAACTCAAGGAGAAGAACACATGAGTAAAGGTTCAACTGGTCGTCCATTTTCAGTAAGCAATGAAGAATACTCTAATCGGTGGGATGCTATTTTTGGTAGAGACAATGAGAAAAAGAACGAAACGAAAACATTGGAATCTGATAGACCCAATAACTCATGCAATAGTGGGTGCATCAATCACCCACAGGGAGAAGTTGGACAAACTCCGAATGATGGAGTATTCCGCACTTGAGGCGATTACTAAGGGCAGAGGAACTATCCATGACTGGCGCACTCTTGTGGATGTACTAAACCTGTCAGAAACGATGGGTAGAGCAGGGATAGGCCCAGAAGTGCTGCCAATTTGCGAGAAGGCACAAGCAAGCCTCCATAAAGCATCTGGATACTATCAAAAGACTATGCGTGTTATTTTAGATGCGGAGGGAATCCAAGCCTGTCGTGATTTGATTGAATTCGCAGACTTGCAACAGTCAAGTATCCCTCGAAGTGAGTTTGAGAGATACATTCAGAAAACAAAAGACTACATAAAGTCACGAGGTGATAAGGTGGTAGAAATTGAATAAAATAGAAATAGGAAACGCAACCCTATATTTAGGCGATTGCATGGACATTCTGCCAACCTTGTCAAAGGTGGATGCGGTAATTACTGACCCGCCTTATGGCATTAACAAAGATGGTCAAAAAAAATCTACAGGTGTTCACGGCGGGCGTAAAGCCTACGAATTTTTAAATTGGGATGATTCAAGACCTGATAAAAAAATCTTTGATTTAATAATTGAAAAAAGCGAACATCAAATAATTTGGGGTGGAAATTACTTTGCAGATTGGTTGCCGCCGACTATGAAATGGTTGGTTTGGGATAAAGGGCAAAGAATTAACCAAAGTGATGGCGAATTGGCTTGGACTTCAATGCAATCAGCATTAAGAATATTTACTATTAACCGCGTTGAACTTATGACAGACGGGGCGCAACATCCTACGCAGAAACCCGTAAGGTTAATGATTTGGTCAATAGATTTGTGTCAAAACAAGCCGCAAACAATTTTAGACCCTTTTATGGGTAGCGGCACAACAGGGGTAGCCGCCATTCAAATGGGGCGTAAGTTTATAGGCATAGAACGCGAACCCAAATACTTTGATATTGCTTGCAAACGCATAGAACAAGCAGTAGCCCAACCCCAGTTATTTGAGCCAGAGCCAGTAAAACATACTCAGGAGTCTATGTTTTGAACAACAATCCAACCAAGCGTGAAAGACTGCACCTAGCAAGAATTAAAGAAATGCCTTGTGGTGTATGTGGTCAGGCAGGGCCAAGCGATGCTCATCACATAAAACAGCATCACCAGTACCTGTGTATTCCGCTTTGTAGAGACTGCCATCAAGGGCCACATAACGGAATTCATGGCCAATCTAGGATTTGGTCTGTGATGAAGCATGACGAAATGTCGGTTTTAAATGAAACACTTGCAAAACTTATTGGATAAGGCACAATATTCCTAACCAAGTTGCCATTTGGTTTCCTTAGAGAGATTGAGTTCTCTCTTTTTTTGTGCGAAAATGACGCAAACTCCATGAGGATTGCCATGTCTGGACTACTTGAGCCATCAGTAAAAATCGAGATTGAGATACAAAACCAAGAGAAAGAGGGCGAATCCTGCCCAGTTGCGACAGGTGATGTAGCTGTCAATCTTGAGAATCGTGAGAAGGCGATTGAGAAGGCTAACTACGGCCCTATGAATCCCAACGAATCCAACATGGATTACTGGCGTGAAATCTCTCGTGCATGGCGTATTGCCCCTGCACAAGCCAAAAAGTCTCGCTGCGGTAACTGCGCTGCTTTTATCCAAACACCTAAGATGCTGTCTTGCATTGAGAGTGGCTTAGAGATGGGTGACAACGAGATGGACGCATGGGAAGTCATTGATGCTGGTGACTTAGGTTATTGCGAAATGTTTGACTTTAAGTGTGCTTCTAAGCGTACCTGCGAAGCATGGATTAGTGGTGGGCCAATTACTCAGGAGAAAGACAATGGG